TGGCGAGACGCGCGGCCCTGAGTGGCAAGCAACGCCGAAAGAGTTGGACCTGCTGACCTTCTGCGTGCTGGTGCTGCGCAACGGCTTCACCGTCACCGGTGAGTCTGCCTGCGTCAGCCCGGAGAACTTCGACGCGGAAGTGGGCCGCAAGATCGCCCGCGCAAACGCCATCAACAAGGTGTGGCCCCTCATGGGCTACGAGCTGCGCAGCAAAATGCCTATAAAATAAGCAGCATGTCTGACAATAAAGTGTTGCCCTCTGGTGTTAAGCGCAGGCCGCCCGCTGCTGGCATGGGTCGGCGTGCCGGAGTGCCGAACAAGGTGACAAAAGACTTCCGGGAAGCAGTCAACAACCTTCTGGAATTGTCCTCGCCGAAAATGGTGGAATGGCTGGAAGCTGTTGCACGCGGTAATGTCGATGGCGGCGGAAAGCGTGAACCAGACCCCGGCAAGGCTTTGGACTTGATAACGAAGCTAGCTGAATACGCTGCGCCGAAGCTGGCAAGGACTGAGGTTACCGGCGTTGATGGCGGGCCGGTCCAGGTGACGACGATCACGCGCAAGATCGTTGATCCCAAAAATGGAACTTGAAATAGAGACTCCACGCGTGTTTTTACCGCTGCTAGCGGATGGGATGCGCTACCGTGGAGCGTATGGTGGCCGTGGTTCCGGCAAGTCTCATTTCTTCGCAGAGCTGGCGATTGAGCGATGTCTCATGGCAAAGACGCACATCGTTTGCGTCCGTGAAGTCCAAAAGACGCTCGATCAGTCTGTCAAAAAGCTGTTGGAAGAGAAGATTGAGGCGCTTGGCGTTGGGCACTTGTTCGAGGTGCAACAGTCAAAGATCATCGGCAAGAACGGCAGCCTGATAATTTTTCAGGGGATGCAAGATCACACTGCCGATTCGATCAAATCGCTGCAAGGCTTCGCTGTGGCATGGGTTGAGGAGGCGCAGAGCCTAAGCCAGCGTTCGCTTGACCTGTTACGACCGACCATCCGCGACCCAGGGTCGGAACTGTGGTTCAGCTGGAATCCAGGCGCAGAGACAGACCCCATTGATGTGCTGTTGCGTGGCGACAATCCGCCACCAGGAACTGCCGTAGTGCAAGCCAACTGGCGCGACAATCCTCACTTTCCTGACGTGCTGCGCGCTGAAATGGAGTACGACCGCAGCCGCGACCCTGACAAATACGCCCACGTTTGGGAGGGCGCGTATCTGCAACGCTCAGACGCCAAAGTTTTCAGGAACTGGTCGATTCAGGAGTTCGAAGCGCCAGCGGATGCGATTCACCGGCTGGGTGCAGATTTTGGATTCTCAGTTGACCCGACTGTGTTGGTTCGTTGCCACATCGTCGGTCGTAAGCTGTATATCGACCATGAGGCGTATCAAATTGGCTGCGAGATTGTGGACACGCCTGCGCTGTTTATGAGCGTGCCAGAGGCGGAGAAATGGCCAATGGTGGCGGATTCTGCACGGCCTGAGACGGTTTCGCACTTGCGCAAGCATGGTTTCCCAAAGATTCAGCCAGCTGTAAAAGGAGCGAAGTCGGTAGAGGATGGCGTGGCGTGGTTGCAATCGCACGACATCATTGTCCACCCGCGATGCGTTCACACAATTGATGAACTGACGCATTACAGCTACGAAGTGGACAAGCTGACCGACAAAGTTCTGCCGAAGCTGGCAGACAAAGACAACCACGTTATTGATGCCCTCAGATACGCATGCGAGGGCGCTAGACGTGCTCAAAATGTAGGCAAGGCGGTACAATTCACGCCAATTCCAACAGCGAACAAATGGTGAGCACATGGCCAGAACCAAAGCCGACCGAGAAGACGAAGTACACAAGCGGGCGCTGGCGCAGTTCGATCAAGCGTACTCACCGATTCAATACGAGCGCCTGCAATGCTTGCAGGATCGGCGTTTTGCTTCTATTTCTGGTGCTCAATGGGAGGGGGCGCTTGGAGAGCAGTTTGAGAATAAACCAAAACCAGAAGTCAACAAAATCATGTTGGCTATCATCCGAATTTATAACGACTACCGCGCCAATCGCTTTGGGGTGAAGTTCGTCAGCAAGGACGGAAAGAACGCCGACAAGCTTGCCGACGCCTGTGCTTTGATGTTCAGAGCCAACGAAGATGAATCGGTGGCCGATGAAGCCTACGACAATGCGTTCGAGGAAGCCGTCGGCGGTGGGTTCGGCGCATTCCGCCTCCGCACCTGCTACGTTGATGAAACGGACGAAGAGGACGAACGGCAAACGATCAAATTCGAACCGATCTACGACGCTGATTCGGTGGTGTTTTTTGATCCACAAGCAAAGCGCCAGGACAAAGGAGACGCCGAGTTTGCGTTTGTGCTGTGCAGCATGTCGCCTGAGGCTTACGAAGCGCAGTATGGCGACAACCCGCAAAGCTGGGAAAAATCCATCGATGAGTATGAGTTCGACTGGGCAGAACCTGACGTAGTGTGGGTTGCTGAATACTACGAAGTCGAGAAAAAGAAGAAAACCGTCTACGTGTACGAAACCATCGCTGGTGTTGAAGAACGCTACACCGATGAGGACTTTGCCGAGGATGATTCGGACGACGACGAAAAAGAACCGTCTTTGGAGCAGCAACTGGCAGCAGTTGGAACCAAGTTCGTGCGCTCCAAGAAAGTTGTGAAGCGCATGGTCCACAAGTGGATTCTGTCCGGCGGTGGTGTGCTGGAAGACTGTGGATACATCGCAGGCGATCAAATCCCAATCGTCCCGGTGTACGGCAAACGCTGGATTGTGGACGGTGTAGAGCGGTGCATGGGCCATGTGCGATTGGCAAAGGACGCCCAGCGGCTCAAGAACATGCAACTGTCCAAGCTGGCAGAGCTTTCCGCGCTGTCCAGCATTGAGAAGCCCATCATGACGCCTGAGCAGGTCGCAGGGCACCAGGTTATGTGGTCTGAGGACAACATCCGCGATTATCCGTATCTGCTGGTCAATCCCGTTACCGACTCAAACGGGCAACAAGCCATTATGGGTCCGGTTGGCTACACCAAGCCACCAGCGATTCCGCCAGCTATGGCTGCGCTGTTGCAGATCACCGAGACGGACATGAAAGACATCCTAGGCAACCAGCAGGCCGGGGATGAAATTCAGGCGAACGTCAGCGGCAAAGCAGTGGAACTTGTCCAGAACCGCCTGGACATGCAGTCGTTCATCTACGTCAGCAACTTCGCCAAAGCCATGAAACGCTGCGGTGAAATCTGGCTTGGCATGGCCAAGGATGTCTACGTCGAAGAAGGCCGCACGGTCCGTGGGCTGGACGAGCAGAACGAAGCCAGCATGATTGAGCTGATGAAGCCGGTCATTGGAGACGAAGGCCAAGAGCTGGAAAACGATCTGAGCCGTGCCAAGTTTGATGTGTCGGTCGAGGTTGGCCCCACCAGCGACTCTAAACGGGCGTCTACGGTGCGCGCGCTCACGTCTATGATGGCGATCACCCAAGACCCCGAAACGCTGTCTGTGCTGGGCTCAATGGCCTTGATGAACATGCAAGGCGAAGGCATTGGCGAGGTGCGCGATTTCTATCGCCAGAAGCTGATTCGCATGGGCGTCATCAAGCCCAACGAGAAAGAAGCCGAGGAACTGGCACAGCAGGCAGCAAACACGCCGCCAGACCCCAATGCGCAGTATCTGGCAGCAGCAGCCAAAGAAGCCGAGGCCAAAGCAATGAAAGCCCAGGCCGACACGACGCTGACGCTCGCCAAGACTGAGCAGACTAAAGCCGACACACAAATGACTTTGGCACAATTGGGCACCGAGGAACAATCGCAGGTAATCAACGCCGCCAATGCGCTGCGGGAGATGCAAAATGGACCGTCAGTTCTTTGAAGACGTTGGCACCGGCCTGAGGGATGCCGCCTACCGTGGATTCTGTTCCATGGTGGGTGGCCCGGTTGATCTTGCAACGATGGGCATGCGCAAGTTCGGCTACGACGTTCCAGAGGCTCAAGTTATCGGCGGGTCGGAATGGATTGGCCAACAGATGCAAGACGCTGGCTTGGTGAGTTCTAGCCGTAACCCATTGGCCGAGTTCCTCACGTCTCTGTTAATTCCAGCCGCAATGTGGCGTCCCGGTTTGTATTCCATTGATCGACAAATGGTCAGCCCAAGAATCCCGGCAAACCCGCTGCCGTAAAAGCGGAGAAACAATGAAAGACCGCGCAATGAGCGTAGATACTGAAACCGAAGTGACTGAGCAACCCGAACCCGAGGAGGGCCATGGCCTGCAAACCGAAGAAACCGAAGCCGCCGAAGAAATAACCGAGGCAGCGCAGGAGCCTGAGCAGCTGGTGGTGACCATTGGCGATGCCGAGCCGGAACAAGCCGAAGAACACGCCCCAAGCTGGGTTCGTGACCTGCGCAAACAGTACCGAGAGGCACAGCGCGAACTGCGGGAACTGAAAGCACGCGCCCAAGTTGCACCAGATGTGCCTCAGTTGGGTAAGAAGCCCACGCTGGAGGACTTCGACTACGATTCGGACAAATTCGAATCCGCTTTGGTTGATTGGCACGCCAAAAAACAGCGCATTGATGCCATAGCAACCGAGAAGGCCAAGCAAGCAGAGGCGCAGGAACGTGCATGGGCCGAGCGTTTGCAGACCTACGCCGGGCAAAAGCAATCATTGAAAGTCCCAGACTTCGACGAGGCCGAGGCATTGGCTCAGGATGTGTTCAACGTCACCCAGCAGGGCGTGATTCTGCAAGGAGCAGACAATCCTGCGCTGTTGGTTTACGCCCTTGGAAAGAACCCGGCAAAAGCAAAGGAACTGGCCTCCATCACTGACCCGGTAAAATTCTCGTTCGCTGTTGCAAAACTGGAGACGCAATTGAAAACCGCACCCCGTAAACCATCCGTTGCGCCTGAAAAGGGCATCCAGAGTTCAGCCCCGGCAAAATCCGCCGTATCCAACCGGCTGGAAGCGCTCAAAGCCAAGGCAGAGAAAACCGGCGATTACACCGAGTATTTCAATGCCAAACACGCAATGAAGAAGTGAGATAGCCATGCCAGAAAAGTATCTCCGCGCATGTAGCCGCGCGCTTTGGGACAGCGATTTGATCGCCAGCCGACTGACGCTGTTTCTTGCCGAGGCGTTGTGGGCGTTGATGCTTTTCTGGCCCGGTGAAACATTCGACCGGCCAACCTATTCGGTAATGTCCCATGTCTTCAGCGAAGAAGCATGGGCTTTTGTTTTTGCGTTTTCAGCCATCACGCAATTGTCCATCGTGCTGATGGAGGATTTCCACAGCCGCTTTGCCAGATACTTTGCGGGCTGGAATGCATTGCTGTGGTGT